CGTTGGCCAGGTGAGTCAGGTCAAGTTGCTCAAGAAGCTCGTCGCCGTCTAGGCTTTGAGAAGAAGCTTCAGGAACGTGCAAAGTCACGCGCAACATCTTTGAAGAAGGTTGCAGCTTCTGCAAAGTCACAACGCAATGTAAAGCGTTATAATGAAGCAAAGAAAGAATATGCGCTAGTTGCTCGTCGATTCAATGAATCAGTGCAGCGTGCAAAGAAAATGTCACGGATCGTAGCGGAAGCTGCGACCTCACAACGGAAGTCCCGCTTGAATAGCGGTACAAAACGGCCTGCGGAGTCAACGGCCGAAAATGTAAACCTCCGCAAGAAGTTGGCAGAAACGAATCTGTTCAACGCGAAGCTCCTCTACACGAACAAGCTTCTTCAGAACGAGCAATTGACGTCCCGCCAGAAGGTGCAAGTCATCAAACAACTCGATTCTGCGAAGACCTCGCGTGAGGCAAAGCTGGTCTACGAGAGTCTCGCCAATACTTTGGCAGGAACAACGAAGACAGTGAATGAGAGCCGCGACCGTCAAGTCCTAGGTTCAAGTTCAAGAGCAACCCGTCCTGCATCTACTTCTCAGGTAGTTACTGAGGGTTATGAAGCAGAACGCTGGGCGCAGCTCGCCGGCATTACCAAGCGGTGATGTGATAAACAGATACGAACCAACTACTTACAGAATTAGGAGCCACACAAAATGAAGTTCTTCACAATGGAACAACTCGCCTCGGGTATTAAAGATCGTCACGTAGGCGCAGAACGAGCACGTTTGGTTGAAAAGTGGGCCCGCACGGGTCTTCTTCGCGGCCTCGATGGTATCAAGCGCGAGACAATGTCTCAGTTGCTTGAGAACCAGGCAGCACAGGCTCTCCGCGAGGGTAACTCGCTTTCAACGGGAGGTGCAAACGGTGCATCAAGCGGTCAGATTCAAGGCTTTTCGAATATTGCATTCCCAATTGTTCGTCGAGTCTTCGGCGGATTGGTCGCAAATGAGTTGGTTTCTATTCAACCAATGAGTTTGCCTTCTGGCCTGATCTTTTATCTAGATTACACCTATGGCAGCAACGTCGGTGGAAACGCAGGTTTGGGTCTTAGCATGAATGCAACCCAATCAACCTATACGAATGGACAATCTATCTACAACAACCCAACGGGTAAGGGAATCCAATCTGGATCACTTGCTACGGGTGGTATGTACGATCTAGTGAACATTGGATTCACGAAGGTTCACTCAGGTTCTTCGAACGTTACTGGTTCAACAGGTACCACACAAGTTGGTGCATGGAATAACACAAACGGATCATTCCTTGCAGGTGGAGTTATGACGGCCATGTCAGGCGTCAATGGTACACTTTGCAACTTTGATCCAGATGTTGACGTCAACCTTTCAAACGGCACGCTAAATGCATGCTTTGTATACTTGAACGTCGCCGATATTCAATCGCAGATTCCTCAAGGTGACTTCCTCGCAGTCGAACAGATTGCAATCTTCGGATTTCCGACGGCAGGTGGAAGTCAGGCATGGGGTCAGAACTTCCAGTCAGGCAATGGTGTCCTTAACCTTCGCCGTCTCAACAAGCGCGGTAACTTTACCTCTACGGGATTTACTCCCGCAGCCTTGAATGGCGCTCAAATTCAGACTGTCATTCGGCTTTCAGCCGGTGGCGCTGTCCCATCGTATGTCGGCGGCGCGCCGAGTTCGGGCGTTACGGTATCAATGGCTCTAGCAGATAGTTTGACTGCAGGTGACTCAACCGGCGCAACACTTACGATTCCTTCTTTCGAGTCTGACTTCTCAGTCACGCCTTCGCCATCAATCCCAGAGATTGATATCAAGATTGAGTCAATCTCAATCACTGCAACAACCCGCAAGTTACGTGCTCGCTGGTCTCCTGAGCTTGCACAGGACCTCAACGCGTACCACTCAATGGACGCAGAGGTTGAGTTGACAAGCATTCTATCAGAGCAGATTGCTCTTGAGATTGATCGTGAGATCTTGAATGACCTTGTCACAGAAGCAAATGGTGCGAATATGTACTGGAGTCGTGCTCCTGGCAAGTTCGTCAACAAGTTGACAGGTGTTCCAGTTGTGTTGAACAGCGCACTTTCAATTGGACCTCAGTTCACTGGTACAGTTCGTGAGTGGTACGAGACTCTCAC